CGACCTGGCGTGTCTGTTCAGCCGTCAGCAGATTCATCTGCCGGTTCAGTTCGCTGGCGGTCTTCGCCGGGTCGCTGAACATGTCGATCAGCAGCTTATTGACGGCTTCTTCTTTTTCGCCAGTGGCCAGGGCGTAGTTCGCGCCGGCGGTCGCCGCCTGCGGAATGAAGCGGCCGGGCACCATGCCACTGGCCAATGACGCGACGGCGCCTTGGGCGCCAAGCTGGGAAAACCGGCCGCCAGCGGCGATCTGTGCCGCGGCAATCTGGGCCTGCGCGAAGGTGATGCCCGACGCATTGCCGGTCAACGCCAGGGCTGTGCGGATGCGGGCCAGCGACCGTTCCGATTCGACTGCAGCGATTGCGAAGGCCGCCGGGATTGCGGCGATGGCGGCGCCCCACGCCAGCGTTGCGCCAGATATTCCGAAGACGCGGGTGGCGATGATCGCCAGGGTGCCGGGCGTCTGCCTTGTGCGGCCCGACGACAGTTCGTCGAAGAGGGCGCGGAATTCGCGGGTGGCGGTGGCCGTCGATCCGTGCAGGCTTTTGGTCGACCGTTCGACTTCGCCCAGCGCGCCCTTGATCGCGCCGGTGCTGGACACCGCAGCCGATGCCGTTTCTTTCAGCGGGGTGCCAAGCGATGCCGCGACGGCGCGGCCTGTGCGCTGGGCCTGCGCTTCGGCTTCGACCATCTTCGCGCGATATGGCGCCAGATCGGCGTCGACCGCGAAAGTCAGTTTATCAATTACGGTGTCCATTTTTGCGCTTGCGCTTGCCCTTCACCGGTTCATCGGGGAAGCGCCGCTTCATGTCGGCAATTTCTTCCAGATGCGCCGAAATTTCGTCTTCCGTCCATCCGTCCGGCCGGCGCGCCCATCGTCCGGTTCCCGCCGATTTGTTATGGCCGACATAGGCGCACGACACTTCGTAGAACGTCGATGCCCAGAACCTGTCTGGCGTCCACTTCAGCACCCCCAGCGCGAATTCCATCCATGGTTCTGGATCGAATAGACCGCCGTCACTTAAGGGTTTGCTTTGGCCGCCGCCTGCGCCTCCTTCACATGTTCACGATGGCCCTTCTGCGCGCGCGTCAGGAACATGCCCAACGGCAGAAGAAGATCGTTGAAACCGTACTCCATCACCAAATCGCCGATCTGATCGCGTTTCGGTGCGTCGGGCTTGTCTTTCAGGATGATCACCAGCATGGCGGCAATTTCGCTGACGCTGATGTCGTAGTTCAGGCACTTCATGCCCAGAACGCGCGACGACTGCCCCAGCCCCGCTTCGACCGCGACGATCGTCTGGAAGTCCGGACGGATCGAATAGGTTTTGTCGGCGAACTTGAGTTCGATTTCCTGCAGCGCGTCCGACATTACGGCGCCGGAACGTGCTGGACGTAGCCGTGCGACTTCAGGGTCAGATCGAAGGTTTCGGCGTCGTTATACGGGCCGCTGCGCTTGTAGGTCTGCACGGCCCAATATCCGACGAACTTGTCGCCGGCATTCGACACAATTTCGAACGGCAGGATCGTGCCACCATCAAGACCGGCCTGCACCAGCGTGTGATGCGCGCCGGCGTCGTTCGAATCATAGATGCCCGACGCGCTGATGTCGCACGACTTCACGCCGGCATCCGGCAGCAATTCCTGCCAGCCTTGCGACGACTTGTTCGTGATGTCGACCGGGTTGCCGTTGATCGTGATGTCGGTCGCGCGAAGCCCGGACACCAGGGTGTAAGTCTCGGGCGTCGTGCCGTTGCCGATCTTCAGGAGAAAAGAACGCCCCTTCTGGGCGGAAATCGACGTGCCTACCATGGTTGCCGCATCCCTCGCTTCAGGCGCCGTCATGGCGCGCACGATTCGCTTATAACGGCACCGGAGCCGGAAGGCTATCCATCAGGCGGTCAGCGGTAGTTTTCGCGCACCCAGACTTGCTGCTGCGGCCGCGGTCCCCACGGGTCGTGCTGGCCATGGAAGAACACGACTTTCGCGTTCGGCGGCAGATCCTGCCGGTGAACACCGATCTGGTTTCGGTAGCTGTAAACGCCGTCCCGATGCGTCCACATCGCTTCGCCATGGCCAAGGCAGGCCCCGATCCATGCCTGGTCCGACCCGAAATATCCCAACGCTTGAGCGCGCTTAGGGGATTCGACCGGATGGAAGTCCGTCCACACCCGCGCCCGCGCGCCAGCGGTCATCAACATCATCGATCCGTTGTAGGGCGTCGTCGGGTTGGTATCGCCCCAGATCACGAACGGTTCGGGCCGCAGCCACAACGGCCGCATATCGCCGACGATCACGACGTCCAGATCCAGCGACACGAACCGCGGTCCGAACATCTTCCCGGCGCTGGGCGCGAACATGCGCAGCCGGCGGTAGCAGCTTGGGTTCAGCGGCCCGCTGGGGTTTTCCAGATCGGCGAAGTCATCCCATAGCGGGACGATTTCGATGTCGGGATCTATGCCGGCGGGATCGTCGGTGACGCAGATCGCGCGAAATGGCACGGGGAAGTGCCGCCGTACCATGCTGAAAAGTGTGTTCACGGTTTCCGGCCCGAAGGTCGACCTATATTCGCCCTTTGGCTTCCACTTGAACGTGACGACGGCGAATTCCGGCTTCACGCGATCCGTTCCCACGGAAAGGACAGCCGGATCGGCTGCCAGCCTGGCGTCAGGTTGCGCTGCTTGCGCATCACCTTCAGCGCTTCATCGCATTTTTCCTTGCGGAAGTACGTCGTCGTCGATGCATCGGGGATCGTGTCACGCGGCACCCGGATCAACGGCAGATCCAGCCTGATCGGATCGCCGAATGTCGCGGCCACCCGTTCCTTGAAGTCGGCGTCGGTGCCGTACAGGCCGGCGAAGCGTTCGTCGTAGCCGCCGATCCTGCGATATGCGGCGCGCGTCAGAAACCAGCTGTTCGGATGCGGATGGTAATCGCTCAATGTTCCGCGCTTTTCCAGCGTCACCCGCGTGAAATTATAAACCCGATGTTCGTCAAGCTTCATCAACACCAGCGCGCGCAGCGTTCCAACTGGCGGAAGGTGATCGATGTCGGTCAGCAGCACCCAATCAGTCCTCGCCTTATCAACTGCCAGATTTCGGCAGGCATCCTGGTTCCAGCGGATGTTCACCGTCAGCCGATAAAGTTCGAACGGCATGCCGATGTCTTCATGCTTGGCCGCGACCGCATATTCCGGAAGCGTCTGTTCGTCGGCCTGCAGGATCGTCGACCCGTCGTCGACGACGATCAGCCTAAGATGTTCGCGCAGTTCGTCGGGCATCGCCCGCAGGCGCCGGCATTGCTCTGAAAGCATTCCCGCGTTCCGATAGAACGGAAGGCAAATCGTGATGTCCTTACCCTTCATGGAAATTCACTCCTAAATTGCTTCGGCGTGATCCTTGCGAATGCTTGGATGGCGCTCGTTGCACTGACATTGAACACAGAAATTCCGGCATCGCGAAAGCTGCGCGCTGCAGCTTCGAACTGACCGGCCCACTCGGCATATTTGCCGTCCTTCGTATTGCCCTGCGGCTTCGACCATGGATAGGGCGCATGCCAGTAAGCGCGTCCATCTGGGCTGCGGTTCATGTCGAAGCCGAACATCAGCAGGCGCACGGGCCGCAGGATGAACGCCAGGTTCAGGCCGCAGAAGCCGGAATTCGTTCCGTTCAGCGTCGTCAACTGGTGCGAAAAGATGCTGCTTTTATAGTCGCAGCCGAACAGGTGCAGCCAATCCGGTCGGTCGACATTCTTCGCGGCCGCATCGCGCAGATAGGTTTCGCGCTGGCGCTTGACCAGATCCGGCCAGCGGCCTTCCGACCACAGCCGGTCCATGCTGACCGCGAAGTCGCAGGGGATCAGTATGCCGGCGTCGTTCACGCCGATCACGATGCCAGGCAGGCGGTCCAGATCGACGGCAGATGCCGACCAGCCGCCGGCGACGATCGACACGACATCAGGCCGCACGGAACACCACCCGTTCCGACTTTTCTGTCTGCTTGGCGATTCCGACTTCTTCGAAAGCTTCGCGCAGGATGCGGCGCCATGTTCCGTAATCACGGCGCACATCGACAATCAGCAGCGCGCCTGGCAGAAGTACGTTTCGAACGTCATCCAGATAAATTTCCGGATTGAAGTGGAAGCACCACGCCTGTGTGCTGATCACCAGATCGATCATCAGCGGCGCGCCGGCGACAAGAAATCCCGGCGCCGGTTCGTCATTGTCCCGCCAGAACAGGGCGCATGTCGCCGCGTTGCTGAAGGTTTCGCTGTGGCTTTGCATCTTTGGCGGATCTGCAACGCCGTCCAGAATCCAGTAGGGAACGCCCGGCTGATAGTGACGCAGAAGCAGGCCGATGCCTGCCATGCCGCCGCCCACGTCCAGCACACCGCGCAGCGGTTTTCCCGGCGTCAGCCAGGGCTGGATCGTTTCGAAGTCATCGGCAAGCGATCGCCGGTATGCGTCCAGCCACTTCTTGCGGTCCTTGCGTTCATTCCAGATCCCGCCGCGCTGGATTTCCAGATAAGCGAAAGCGGAATCCGACACCTTGATGTCAGGCAGGGACATAGACGCTGTCCTTGTGAACGGTCCGCACGAACTTGTAGCCAAGGGCGAAGACCACGGCTTCGAGTTCCGCGCGGTTCTGTTCGAACACTTCCAGATGCAGCACCGGCTTGCATCGGCGGATCGTCTCCATGCCGCCCAGAATCGCAGCCAGTTCGCCACCTTCGACGTCCAGATAGATCGCGCCGACATCTTCGGACTTTTTCACCATGTCATCGATCGTGCGCTGTTCGACGCTGACCTGTGGAAATAGCGGCACAGCTTCGACCCTGCGCCATGTCGCGGAATTCTGGCCGGCCTGCATCCGCATCCGGCCGGTATATTCGCCAAGCGCGAACGGGAAGGCGCGGATGCGGCGGTGTTCGTGCGCGATGTTCCGTCCCAAAGCAGCGAACGCTGCAGGCTGCGGTTCGAAGGTGATCACCCCATCGAACATCCATGCCAGCGCCAACGGCCAGATCCCGATGTGACCGCCAGCCTGGACACACAGCTTGCGCTT